GTCACGCAAGCATTGGCTCGCATCGTGATGACTGACGGCATGCTGCGCGTAGCTAAACGCTACCCAGTTGTCGGGACAGTGCACGACGAGTTGATCTGCGTGGTGCCGGACTCTGAGGTTAATGAAGCCAAGGCGTGGGTCTTGGAACAGATGACCGTGGAGCCAAGCTATATGCCGGGGATACCTCTGGCCGCTGACGTTGGCGCGCACCGTCGATATGGAGATGCGAAGAAGTGATACCGCCAAACGTACTGATAGGAAACAAACTATACACAGTGCACGTTCTCGACCATTTAAAGCACGATCACCTTGGGTATATCGACTATGACAAACAAACAATCGAGGTATCACGTTACCGATTCGACAACACAGAAGTAAGTCCTCAACAACTTGAGCATGCGTTCTGGCATGAAGTAACCCATGGAATCCTCAAAGATATGCACCACAAACTAGAGAGCAATGAGAAGTTTGTTGACGCCTTCGGCCTGCGGCTAGCGCAGATCCAGCGCTGGATACGGGGTGAGAGATGAAGCCGGTAACGTGGAGTCACTCAAGTCTCAAGGACTTTGAGGGGTGCGCTCGCAGGTATCACGAAGTTAAGGTGCTCAAGAACCATCCGTTCCAAGAGACTGTCGCTACGCGCTACGGCACCGAGTTGCACAAGGCCGCTGAGCTATACGTTGCCAAGGGCACGGAGCTGCCTGAGCAGTTTGATTTTATCCAACCCACGCTCGACGCATTGCTTACCAAGACTGGGCGCAAGCTGCCTGAGTATCAGATGGCGCTGACCAAGGAACTTAACCCATGCAGATGGGACGCCGCCAACATGTGGGTGCGCGGCATTGCTGACCTGCTGATCATTGATGACGACGGGCTGACTGCGTGGATCGTTGACTATAAGACAGGCAACAACAAGTACCCAGACCGGGATCAGTTAAAGCTGATGTCGCTCATGGTGTTCGCCCACTTCCCACACATACGCAAGGTGCACTCGGCTCTGCTGTTTGTTGTGAAGAACGACATGGTGACCATGACCATGGACCGGGAGGACATCGAGCCGCTGTGGTGGGAGTACAGGGAGCGCATTGCCAAGCTGGAGGCAGCGTTCAGTAGTGATGTGTGGAACCCAACGCGCACCCCGCTATGCGGATGGTGCACGGTGAAGTCGTGTGAGTTTAATCCTAAACATTGAGGAGGAAGTATGACTAAAGGTGAGGCGTGGCAGAAATGGTGGAAAGAAACTCACGGGCAGAACATGCCCATGGGTGGATACCACCCAATGGAAGGACACACGCATGATGCGTTCACGGCGGGGTGGGAAGCGGCGATGGCAGGAACTTGCCCGCCTTGCAATGGCAATTGCAATCAAGGAAGGGAATGTCCAGCGAGAGACTAGCAAACATGTGTCAGCAATGCCGGGTGAAACCGGCAACGCACAAAGTACCAACGATGAAAGGCGGCGGGTTTCGCTGGAAGTGCGAGACCTGTTTCCATAAACTAAAACCAAGCGGATTCAAAAATGCCAGACCAGAATTGCCCAAGCTGTGAACATTACAAACGACGCATGCAACTGTGGCGTGAGGAAGCATACAAGTTAGCCGGTCGCCCACTGCGTGACCCAAATGATTACAAAGATCTAAGCGAGTCAGATATAAATTACTGCGTAGTTGAGTCTGGCGTGAATGTATACGACGGTGACGTATATAAGTTTGTGCACATGCTGGAGAAAATGTTTTGGGAGAAGAACACATGAAACGTGAACTATATGACTTCATAACCCCTCCCGATTCAAAGGGGGCACACGTTAGTTTGTATTACTTCCCGCACAGTAATCAAAGCAGTATCGGCCTTCAGTCTCGCGCACCGGCATATAACGAACCGCCGTGCATGGTGGCTAACTACGACAGAGACGGCAACCTGCTATACACGCGGTTCATTTTTAAAGACGGGACATGGAGAGATGACTAAGTACGGAATCCTTGACGACGAAGGCAAGGTGATCCGGTGGGTGTGGACCGTACCGCCATACCCGCACATCGTGCAGAAAATCAAACGCAAACGTAAACCTAAGTTGGACTTGTCCAACATACCGGAGGCATTGTTTTGAACTACGACCCAATAGTTGATTACTTAAACAAGCATGGCGATATGCCAGCCGCGCGTATGAATATCCCGGGCATGTCGCTCGCGGCAATCAAGACGCGAGTGTTGCTTCTCTATCGTTCGGGTGTGTTGCTACGTAGGCAAGAGCCAGTCAGCCCAAGTAGCCGCAAGATGAACATGATCTATAGCCTGTCGGGGTTGCCCGCACCAGCTAAGCCAAACAAAAATGACTTGCTCGATAAGGCAATGCGCAAAGTTCTGAAGAACGAACCTGAGTACGCATATCACCTACGCAATTTACCGAGGGATCAAGATGGATGTGGACAAAATACTTGATTGGGGTGCCGCCTTTATGGTCGGCTACGTACTAGGACTTGGTATCGCTTTAGTGTCAATAGTTTTTCTGAGAGGTTACTGATGGAAGGCAACAAAACAGAACACACCACACCATGGGGCAAAGTGTGGACGCATGGCGCGGACGTAATGAAGACCTTCAAACAATACGGGTTCATCCCGCCAAGTGAGTATCGCAATGACTACCTCTTCAGAATCAACAGAGAAAGCGGAAGAGTCCAAGATACCAACGGTAGTTATAGCTGACGCTTGGTTAATAAACTACGGACCCGACTGGGTGTCAGAAGACGATATAAGAGCTGATCCTTTCTTTTGGTCAGCGTTGCCCATCTTAATGGGGCGCGGGTTTCTCATGTCTCAGTTCATGCTCTACACAAACAGGCTGCATTACAGGCTCATTCCCTATGGAAATAGTTGACAACAAGGCGCTGCTTTTCAGGACACGCAAGCCTGAGAAGTACAGCATCATTCCCAAACACAAGATACTTGATGCTGATGAGGATGGCGTCTATCAGGTAGCTGTGTACTGGGGACTGGACGAGGCGCGGGTGCTGCGCAACCTCGGCGTCAAGGACGTACCGTCGCCCATCACGGCACGGTACGGCTGGCCCGGGCGGTACAAGCCCATGAAACATCAGATCGAGACGGCGGCTTTCCTGACGCTATATCGCAGGGCTTTCTGTTTCAACGACCCGGGCACAGGCAAAACCATGTCTGCGCTATGGGCGGCTGACTACCTGATGGAGCGCGGGTACGTGCGCCGTGTGCTGGTGCTGTGCCCGTTGTCAATCATGCAGTCGGCGTGGATGCAGGACATCAACAACACAGTCATGCACCGCAGCGCCATCGTTGCTCACCACCAGCAAGCGTCTCGGCGTATCGAGATGATCCAAGGTGACTACGAGATTGTCATCACCAACTACGATGGGTTGGGGTTGATTGCGCAGGAGATAGTCAACGACGGCAGGTTCGACCTGATCATTGTCGATGAGGCAAACGCATACAAGAACTCCACAACACGCAGGTGGAAAGCACTGGCGTCAATCATTAAGCCTGACACCTACCTGTGGATGATGACGGGTACGCCCGCTTCGCAGTCGCCTGTGGATGCTTACGGTCTGGCTAAGCTGGTCAATCCTGCTGGCATACCGAAGTTCCTGACAGCATGGCGTGAGCAGGTGATGAACAAGATCACCATGTTCAAGTGGGCACCGAAGCCCGACGCCTCGATCCAAGTACACAAGGCGCTACAACCAGCGATCCGATTCACGAAGGCACAGTGTCTTGACCTGCCGCCCGTGGTCACGGTCACACGCGAAGTGCCCATGACTCCACAGCAGAACAAGTACTACAAGCAACTCAAGGATCAGTTGATGGTATATGCGGCGGGCGAGACTATCAGCGCAGTCAACGCAGGCGTTGCAGTCAGCAAGCTGTTACAGATAAGTTGTGGAGCAGCATACACAGACGACAAGGAAGTGGTGGTGTTCGACGCTGGCCCGCGCATGTCTGTGCTTGAAGAAATTATGGAGGAGACAGATCGCAAGGTGCTGATCTTCGCCATGTTCCGTACCAGCATGGACAGCATTGCCGCGCACCTATCGAAGCACGGGTATGCCAACGAGCAGATCAACGGCGACGTTAGTCCGAGCAAGCGCAACCGAATCATTCACGACTTCCAGAACACGGACAACATCCGCGTGCTGGTCATGCAACCACAAGCGGCGGCGCATGGGCTGACGCTGACTGCGGCTGACACGGTGGTGTTCTATGGCCCGCTCATGTCTGTCGAGATGTATACACAATGTATAGCCAGAGCGGATCGCAAAGGTCAGGACTCTGACAAGGTGACTGTGGTGCACATTCAGAGCAGCACAATTGAGCGCGAACTGTTCTCGGCTATGCGTAACAAGGTGAACGACCACACCCTGTTGGTCAAACTTTTCAGCGATGAAGTCAAACGATAAACATCACTTGCGTTCCCCAGAATTTACCCGTAAACTGTCAAACACTAGACAAGGAGAAGTAGATGCCTGACGAAGCCAACGATTTGGCGGTTGTTCCTATGGACAAACTCGCCAAGGTTTACCGTAAGATGGCGACGCGCATTCAGTTGCTCACCTCTGAGTACGAGAATGCCGTGGAGGAGATCAAGATTCAGCAGGAGCAGATCAAGAATGCTCTGAAGGATCAGATGCTTGCCCTCGGGCTGGCGTCTGTGCGCACGACCGAAGGCACGGTAACGCTGTCAACCAAGACACGTTACAACACGCAGGACTGGGATGCCTTCAAGCGATTCGTTGTCACCAACGATGCGGTCGATCTTTTGGAAAAGCGAATTCATCAGACCAATATGTCTTCGTTCCTTGAAGAGAATCCCGGTTCAGTTCCCCCCGGACTCAACTCCGTGCAGGAGTACGCAGTCTCTGTTCGCAAACCCACTAAGTGAGGCTATATGTCTAACGTAACCATGTTCAATCCGTCCCAAGTCCCAGCCCACGTTCGTGCACGAGGCGAACTTTCTGCCATGGCTAAGTCACTGGCAGGTGGCGCAGTCGGCGGTGGCAAGCGCATCTCCATCAAGGGCGGTGTGTTCCGTCTCATGGCTGGCGGCAAGGAGGTAGCCTCCATTGAGGAGCGCCATCTCGATGTCGTGTTTGTCAACGCCGCACCCAACATTGGTCGTATCTGGTATGCAAAAGCCTATGACGGAGACGCCAACGCACCCGACTGCTGGTCGGCTGACGGCAAAACTCCAAGCCCCGACTCTGCCAACAAGCAGAGCGATTCCTGTGACGGATGCCAGAAGAACATTGCTGGTTCTGGTCAGGGTAATTCTCGCGCTTGCCGTTTTCAGCAACGTCTTGCTGTTGTGCTTGCTAATGATGTGGGCGGGGATGTTCTCCAGTTAGCGCTCCCAGCTACGTCTCTGTTCGGCAAGGGTGACAACGACCAGCGTCCGCTTCAGGAGTACGCCCGCTATCTGGCGGCACAGAACGTCGATCCGTCTGACGTTGTTACTCGCATGAAGTTCGACACCAAGAGTGAGTCGCCCAAGCTCACGTTCAAAGCCATGCGCTGGGTTGAGGCTGAAGAGCAAGCCACGGTCAAGTCGCAGGGCGAGTCGGACGATGCGATCAAAGCAGTCACCATGACGGTTGCAAAGATTGACAACGTGAAGGCTCCGGCCCCATTGTTCACCACTCCGCGTCCTGCACCTGCGCCCAAGGCAGAAGCCAAGACAGAGACCAAAGTCAGCAAGCCCGCTGATCTGGTTGCAGACGAAGCGGAGGAGCCGGTCGTGCGCAAGGAAGAGAAGAAGCCAAGCGCCGTACCAGCAAAGAAGAATAGCCTCGCGGCTATGGTTGACGATTGGGACGACGAAGCTTAAAGGGCGGGGGGCTTACGCCCCCTGAATATTTACATGGCGTATTCACAAAAACTAATTGATGAAGTTGCCGCCGCCCCTAAAACGCTGGGTAACCAGCTTGGGCGGTGGGCAATACATCGTGACTTCTCCGTCTTGCGCGTGGCTCACATCACTGGCGCATCTCGGCAATCTGTTTACAACTGGTTCAGTGGCGGGGAGGTATTCGTGGCGTATCGACCGATAGCGGAGGCGCTAATTCAAATCTTAAAAGCCAACGTCGATCCTGATGTGGCGTATGACGAAGCATGCAAGGCGTTCAAGATAAACCCGTAACTCGGAAAGTTCATGACACTACCGCTGAAATTTCTAGCGGAGGTTCTGCCGTCCCCGGGAGATGGGTACTACTGCGCGGTGGAGCTTTCAAATACTAAAGAACACGT